TTAGATAATGTATTGTGAACTGATGGATTCGTTGTTCATTACACGTTTAATTGTTTCGGCAAACATATCGGCAATGCTCAGCTGTTTTACTTTGACACATTTTTTAGAATAAGGAATGCTGTCGGTGAAGACCATTTCAGTCAGTCCTGACTCCTGAACACGGAATGATGCGGGATCGGACATTACACAGTGACTGGCAATGGCACGTACTGAGTTGGCTCCGGCTTCAAGCATGATGTTGGCGGCTTTTGTAATAGTACCGGCTGTATCAACAATATCGTCAATCAATACTACGTTTTTACCTTTTACATCGCCGATGATCTGCATAGAGGCTACTTCATTTGCTTTCTCACGTGACTTATTGCAGAGAACCAGGGGTACACCCAAATACTTGGAGAATGTACTTGCTCTTTTTGAACCACCGACGTCGGGAGTTGCAATTACGAGTTCTTCCAGCTTCAATGACTGAATATAGGGGAGGAACACGGCCGAAGCATACAAGTGATCCACCGGAATATTGAAGAAGCCCTGAATCTGGTCTGCGTGCAAATCCATTGTGATCAGACGATCGATGCCTGCAACTGAAAGCAGGTCTGCTACCAGCTTTGCGCCGATAGAAACACGTGGTTTATCTTTTCTGTCCTGACGTGCCCATCCGAAATAGGGGACAACTGCAACGACGCTCTTTGCAGACGCTCTCTTGGCTGCATCGATCATCAGAAGAAGTTCCATCAAATTGTCGGAATTAGGGAAAGTGGACTGAACCAGGAATACGTGTGCGCCACGAATTGACTCTTCATAAGAAACTGCAAATTCACCATCAGCAAAGTGGGTGATATTCATGTTTCCCAAAGGACAATTGAGGCTTGCGCAGATTTTTTCTGCCAGGTATCTCGAATTAGTTCCCGAGAATACCATAAAGGGTGCTTTTTCGCTCATTGTGTGTAATAGTTGTTACCTATTGGTTATAATTTGCGCGCAAAGGTATGAATTATCTGGGCATTTTAAAAGACTTATTGTAGAAAAAATTGTAGTTTTGCTACCTGAACACTAATTGTATCCGAAAAGAAATGAATCCGCGTTTGCCTATAGTGCTTTTCTGTGTGTTGTTGCTGACGACATTCTTCTCTTGTGTCGATACAGCTCCAACCAAGGAGGTACAGCATATCGATTCGCTAAACCAACTGGCATATACTTATCGATATAGAAATCTGGATTCTTCTTGCCGGGCTGCGTCGCAGGCCTATAAAGAGGTTAGCATGTACCAGCAGGGAAAAGCGGAAGCTTCTAATAATCTTGCTTTCTGCGCTTTCATGCGGATGGATTTTGATAATGCGGAACGTTTGTATAAAGAGGTCTACAATCTGACGAAAAATGAACTGGAGCTTTTGATTGCTGATATCGGACTGATGAAAATTTATCAGCGGACAGCTATGAATAAAGAGTTCTATGATTACAGGAATAGTGCAATCCGGAGAATGAAGCGGATTGACGAAGAAAGTAACCTGTTTATAGATCGTCACGAAAGTGCCCGGTTGAATTATGCTTTTACAGAGTTTTTTATCGTTTCAGCGGTTTATTACTACTATCTGCAACAACGTGCCGAGGCGATGGCTTCGCTGAACGAAATACGGCAAAACGAGGAGTTGGCAGCCGATACAAACCAAATTCTCTATTTTCATTATATCAAAGGTTCAGCCGGTTTATGTGAGGGGAAAACACCGGAAGACCGGAAGCTTGAAGAGTTTGATGAACTGTATACCACTTGGAAAATGGCATCGGAGCAAGGATATTTATACTTCGAAGGAAATGGCTTGCAGGGGCTTGCCAATCTGATGGCATCTCCGGGTAGTTATGAATTATTCCTGAACAGGCGTTCGCATGCTCTGACAAGATTCGGTATGCCTGTAGATTCATTGTTGCCGTTGAGATTAGGACAAATGGCACTGGAACGTTTTCGCAAATATAACGACCTTTATCAAATAGCGGGTGCCTATGTATCAATCGGCAAATATCTGAATGCTCATGGGCGCTATGCAGAAGCGCTGGACACGTTGGCAAAAGCGTTGGATTGCGTGAACCAGCACCATATAACATATTACCATTCTGTAGCAGATACACTTGATAAACTGGAGGTGTTTGTCCCAAACAAAGATGTGGCATATACTGAAGTAACCTGGCTTGGGAAAGAAAAGGTGAAAACTGTGCCGGAATGGATCTCCAGAATACGTGAACAGTTGAGTGTGTCATTTGCGTGTCTGGGTATGAAGCCGGCTTCGGATTATAATAGAAATGTCTATCTGGATATCTTGCGATATACCCGTCAAGACAAGGAACTGGAGAGTCGTTACCTGTCTCTGGAACAAGAATCCAGACAGTTGAATGTGGTATTATTTTTCGTAGTTATAGGGCTCGTACTGGTTGCTGTCATGTTTTGGCTGTTCAACAAAAGATCGAAAGTACGAAACCGCATCCATATTGCCCGTTTGAAACAAACATTGGATGTCTGTCAGAAAATCACCGCTTCTATCCCGGCTGATGTGGCGGATGAAAGTGAGATTGTACGTGCCATCGCCGGATCAATATTGCCGGATATGGAACAATTGTTTAGTGCGACAGGAATCAGAATCGGGGTGAGGGATGAAGAAGCTGGAGAAATTAAGTTTGACGAAGAATGTGAAAGTGAACAGGAAACTGAAGTAAAGCCGGGTAGCGAGATTGGTATAAGAGCCGACTTTAATTTATATGTACCCGATAAAACAGATCCTATCGGTATTTTGATTCTCTTTACCCGCCATCGGCTGAATAAAGACGAACAGGCGTTGGTGAAAGTAATAACTCCTTATATTGCTTGGGCATTAGACAATGGAATGACATTTATTTCATTGGGTGATGAACGAAATAAGCTGGAAAAACAAAGGTATGTTTATGAACAGCACATCGCCGGAAACAAACGTCAGAACCTGATAAAAAAATCCTGCCTGGCTATCGTAGACGGAATCAATCCGTATATAGATCGGATTATTAACGAAGTCCACAAGCTGACGGAAAAAGGCTTTATTAATGACGACCGGATAAAAAAAGAGAAGTACCAGTACATTGACGAACTGGTCACTACTATCAATGAATACAATGATATATTGGCGTTGTGGATTAAAATGAGACAAGGTTCACTTAGCCTGAATATTGAAAATTTTGAGCTGAACGAACTGTTTGAGTTAATAGGCAAAGGGCGTAAAGCTTTTGAAATGAAGAAGCAGAGGCTTGAAATAGAACCGACAGAGGCATTGGTAAAGGCGGATAAAGCTCTGACCTTGTTTATGATTAACACACTGGCCGAGAATGCCCGCAAATATACCCCGGAGGGAGGTACCGTAAAGATATATGCTGGGACGACCGATGAATATGTGGAGATTTCTGTGGAGGATAACGGACGGGGACTTTCGTCTGAAGATATAACGAAAATTATCGGTGAGAAAGTCTATGATTCTCAATCGATAGGGATGAAAGAAAGTACGGATCAAGAAGAACTGAAACGCAGTAAAGGCAGTGGGTTCGGACTGATGAACTGTAAGGGAATTATTGAGAAATACAAAAAGACCAACGACTTGTTCAGGGTGTGTACATTTAACGTAGAGAGCACACCGGGTAAAGGAAGTCGCTTCTATTTCCGGTTGCCTCCCGGGATACGTAAGATCTTCGGGATCTGGCTATACCTGATCATATCTTGCAGTTTCTTCTCTTGTCAGGATGAACCGATGCCGGAGAAACTGAAAGATGTCCCTGTCGACTCCGTAACCTTGGTAGCTGAAGAGGAATACGAACGTTTATTAGACGAAGCTTCCCGCTTTGCTGATACAGTGTACTATTGTAATGTGATAGAAAATTTTGAACTCGCTTTGCAGTATGCTGATTCGGCACTAAACCGACTGAATGCACATTATAAAAAGTATGCTCGCCATCCTCAACGATATATGAAACTGGTGGGGAGTGGAGTACCGGCCGAACTGGAATGGTGGGTGGAACCGTTCAATACCGATTTCCATGTGATATTGGATGTGCGAAACGAAGCGTCAGTCGCTTTCTTAGGTCTCAAAAAACTGGATGCATATAATTACAATAATGTCGCTTATACGGCATTATATAAACTGACTGGAGAAGATCAGTCTCTGGAAGGTTATTGCCGTCAACTGGAACGGTCGACTACTAATAAGACAGTAGGGATTATTTTGTGTATTCTTTTGTTAGTGGCTTCTCTTTGCGGCTATTATCTTTTGTACATGCGCAAACGGCTCCTGAACCGCCTGAATCTGGAGCAAGTCCTGGAGATTAACAAAAAAGTATTTGCCTCTTCACTGACACGTACGCAAGAATCGGCAGAAGCTTTGCAACGCGAAGAAGATACGCTGAAAGAGATACCACAGAGAATTGTAAATGAAGCTTTTGACTCGGTAAACGAACTTTTGACCATAGAGAGGTTAGGCATTGCTGTATATAACGAAATGGGACATCGGCTTGAGTTTGCTTCCAGTCCTCGCATGAATGTGACTCCGGAAATTGTACAACAATGTTTTGACTGTCAGTCTTATCTTTCGGACAAAGACATGCAAGCATTGCCTTTGCTGGTCGATGCGGGAGGTGAACATCAGTGTGTGGGTGTATTATATTTGGAAAGGCAGGAAGAAAGCATGCAAGAGGCAGACCGCCTGCTGTTTCAATTGATCTCCAGATATGTAGGCATTGTGGTCTTTAATGCAGTTGTCAGGCTTGCTACGAAATACCGCGATATTGAAGCAGCACATGAAGAAACAAGAAGAGCTTCATGGGAAGACAGTATGCTGCATGTACAGAACATGGTACTGGATAATTGCCTTTCGACCATTAAACATGAAACGATTTATTATCCGAATAAAATCAAACAGATCATCGGCAGGTTGAATGTACAGTCCCTCTCAGAAGAGGAAGAGAAGGAGAGTGTAGAGACCATTAGTGAGCTGATAGAATATTATAAAGGTATTTTTACGATATTGAGTTCGTGCGCTTCACGTCAGTTGGAAGAGGTTACATTTCGGAGAACAACAATTCCGGTTGCCGATATAATGGCATATGCCGGTAAGTATTTCAAGAAAGCTGGTAAAGGGGGTGCTAATAAGATAACGATGGCTATAGAGCCTCTTGAAGCTAAAGTAATAGGAGATATCAATCAATTGCGTTTTCTTATGGAAAACCTGATTGATGAAGCCCTCTCTTTCCATCAGGATGGAGAGTTGATATTAAAAGCTGTCGCAGACGGAGAATACATTCGTTTCCTGTTTACAGACAGAAGACGTGAAAAACACGTAGAAGAACTGAACCTGTTGTTTTATCCGAATCTGGCACGTATGACTTCGGGGGAAAAAGGTGAGTTGCGCGGAACTGAATACTTGATATGCAAACAAATTATCCGTGATCATGATGAATTTGCCGGAAGACGCGGTTGTCGCATCAATGCCGAACCAGCACAGGGGGGAGGATTTACAGTCTATTTTACTGTACCTAAAAGATAAGAAAACTAATATACATAGATAATAGTATGGAAGAAAAGAAATTTAAAGTAATTATTGTAGAAGACGTCAAACTGGAACTGAAAGGAACCGAAGAAATATTCCGTCATGAAATACCGAATGCCCAGGTAATTGGTACGGCAATGACGGAAAATGAATTCTGGCCTTTGATGGAGACTCAGTTACCCGATATGGTATTGCTGGATTTAGGGTTGGGAGGTTCTACGACGATCGGTGTCGATATTTGCCGGAACATATTTAAACGCTATCCAGGGGTGCGGGTGCTGATATTCACAGGAGAAATTCTAAATGAAAAGTTATGGGTAGACGTATTGAACGCCGGAGCAGATGGAATTATATTGAAAACAGGTGAATTACTGACCAAAACAGATGTGCAGGCTGTGATGGATGGCAAAAAACTGGTATTTAATTATCCAATTCTGGAGAAGATTGTCGAGCGGTTTAAAAAATCGGTTGCCAATGACGCTAAACGTCAGGAAGCTGTCATAAGCTATGATATCGATGAATATGACGAACGGTTTCTCCGCCACTTGGCCTTAGGATATACCAAAGAGATGATAGCTAACCTGAAGGGTATGCCTTTCGGAGTGAAATCACTGGAAAAACGGCAAAACGATTTGATTGGGAGGTTGTTTCCGCAAGGTGAACGGGTGGGAGTAAACGCAACCCGGCTGGTGGTTCGTGCATTAGAACTTCGCATTATCGATCTGGACAATCTGGAAGCCGATGAAGAGTAAATGGCGCATTCCGCATCCGGCAACGATGTTCTTCCTGTTTACGCTGGCAGTCATCTTTTTATCCTGGATATTCGATATCTATGGACTAAGGGTACAGCTTCCGCAAACAGGAGCGGAAATTCGTGTGCAGAGTCTGCTGAGTCCGGAGGGGATTCGCTGGATGTTGCGGAATGCGATCACTAACTTTACTGGGTTCGCACCACTGGGCATGGTACTGACAGCAATGTTTGGCATCGGAGTAGCCCAACATTCCGGATTTATCGATGCTTGTATCCGACAGGGAGTGAAGAACCGGAGAAACACTAAAAAAATAATTCTTTGGGTGATTATCCTGGGATTGTTATCGAATATAGTGGGGGATGCAGGTTATATCATACTACTGCCGATAGCAGCTACTCTATTCTATTCGGTTGGATTGAATCCGGTAGCAGGAATCATCACTGCATACGTATCGGTATCTTGTGGCTACAGTGCCAATGTGATGTTGAGTACAATGGATCCGTTGATAGCACGTACCACACAAGAGGCGGCCATCGACTCCGGAGTATATCAGGGAAACACAGGACCTTTATGCAATTATTATTTCATGTCTGTTTCTACATTTATTATTGGAGCTATTATTTATAGAATAACCTGTAAACAACTGATTCCTTCTTTGGGAGAATATGAAGGAATGCAAATATCTGAGGTCTATAAACAACTCTCACGGAAAGAACGTCGGGCTATGGCTATGGCAATCGTAGTAGGGATGATCTACGCCTCAATCATACTATGGGCTACTTTTTCATCTTGGGGTATTTTGCGGGGAGTAAATGGAGGACTGATACGTTCACCTTTCATTATGGGCATTTTATTCTTACTATCGTTGGGAGCTGCAATCATGGGAATGGTCTACGGATTTAGTTCCGGACGTTATCGTACGGACGGAGATGTAATAGAGGGACTGGCAAAACCGATGAAGTTATTGAGTGGCTATCTTGTCATTGCTTTTTTTGCTGCTCAGATGTTTGCTTGCCTTGAATATTCACATCTTGATAAATGTGTGGCTATCATAGGGGCTAATTTGCTTTCTTCGGTGCAAGCAGGTCCATTATGGACTCTCATCCTGTTTATATTGTTCACTGCTGCAATCAATCTGATTATGGTTTCTGCGACTGCCAAGTGGGCCTTTATGGCTTTTATCTTCGTACCTGTATTTGCACGGATGGGGATTGAACCGGATATGACGCAATGCGCTTTTCGGATAGGTGACAGTGCGACGAATGCCATTACCCCATTTATGTTTTATATGCCTTTAGTATTAACCTATATGCAACAATACGATAAACAGGCCACTTATGGTTCGCTTTTAAAATATACTTGGCGATATTCTGTATATATATTGATAGGCTGGACTATGTTACTTTTTATTTGGTATTTAACTGGCTTACCTTTAGGATTATAGAATAGTGTGATGAAAATGTAAGTAAAAAAAGTCATAGATTCTTTTGGAGATTTCAGAAAAAGCACTACCTTTGCACTCGCAATCAAGGATGGTTCCGTAGCTCAGCTGGATAGAGCAACGCCCTTCTAAGGCGTGGGTCAAGCGTTCGAATCGCTTCGGAATCACAACGTAAAGGCAAGTAGTCTGTAAAAAGACTGCTTGCCTTTCGTCATTTTACTGGTTATCAAACACTTAGTACTATATCGTTTCAGATCAAAATCGTGCGAATTTCTTCAAAAAGGTAGAAAACAAATAGAAAACATGCCCAAATAGGGGCATGGTAGAAAGAATTTAGAAAACAAAAATGAGCCTAATTAGAGTAATCCAAAATACACAAAGGATCAATAAAGAAGGTAATGCTCCTCTTTATATTTCTTTTTATTTAGGAAAGGAGAAAGTAGTCATACCTTGCAAACTATCTGTCTCTACAACAAAATTTGATTCTAAAATAGGAGTAGTCAAAGGTATTACTAAGGAGGCAAAAGATATTAATCTGATTATAGAACAATTGAAAGCAAAAGTTAATGATATTCTTGTTAAACATAGGCTTAAAAATATTATCTTGAATAAAGAGTCTTTCATGCGAGAATATAACAATCCTTCAGATTTTAAGTCCTTTCATGATTTCGTTGCATCTTATATGAAGACATACAGTAGAAGACTGGAAATGGGGACATTTCAACATCATAAAAGTTGCATGGGAAAGTTCAAGAAGTATTGCGAAGGATTACAATTCCACGAGCTAACAGAAGATTTTCTCAGAGATTATCTAATTTATATGAAGAAGACTTTACATAATGCAGATTCTATAGCTCAACGTAATCTGTCAACCATAAAAATATACGTATCTGCTGCAATAAAAAAGGGATATATGGAAGACGATCCTTTTAAGGATTTTGGTGTGAAGCGAATAAAAAGTAATATTGATTATCTCACCGAAGAAGAATTGATAAAGTTCATTAGTTTATACTATGATAGAAGATTACCTGAACGTTTAGAACGAACATTAGGTTTCTTTTTATTTATGTGTTTCACCAGTTTACATATTTCTGATGCTCGACACGTCTGTCTTGAACAAATTAATAATGGAATACTTACTTATTATCGGATTAAAAATAGAAATTGCAAACCGGAAGCAATAAAAATACCGCTTTCAATTCCGGTGTTCAAGATCATAGAGGAACTCCAAGGAAAAAGAAAAGAAGGTCACCTCTTTACTTCATTGCAATGTGATCAGGTTGTTAATAGGCAAATTAAAGAGATCGCATCCATATTAGAGATAAAGAAAAAAGTGTCAGCAAAAACAGGTAGGCATACTTTCGCTACTATATTTCTGAAAAAAACAAAGGATGTAGCGACATTGCAAAAGTTATTAGGACATAGTAATTTGAAAGAAACAATGATCTATGCACATGTACTTGATGAAAGTAAACAGGAAGGAATGCAATGCTTCAACTGCTTCGCTATTTAATTGTACTTTTGTGCGGTTAAGAGTTATCCTTCTGATCAATAAAAAGATGCGGGCGCACAATATTTGTACAACTCAGTACAACGCCCGCACTATTTTCACTTCATTAACAAATTCCACCCGGCTTCAATATCTGCCATGACTGCGGGAACTCCGTTTTCTACTTGGCTGATGGCCGCGGCAAAGGCACACATTGTAGCTTTGTCGTCAATGTCTGGAATATAAGTAGACGGTACCTGCATTTCGCTGCATACACGGGTAATGTATCCTGATGTATTGTTTTCACAGGGTGGTGCGTATCTGTTTATAAACTCAGCAATAGTCTGTCGGTTATGTAGTTTCCGATAATTTTGCAGAAACTTGATCAAAGCACGATAGCCGTATGCCATCGAACTAAATTGTTTAAAACTCTGGTCTTGACTGGGAACGATTTCACCTTGCCATTTATCCCGATCATGTCTAATGTTACCGGGATTGTTGTTTCGTAATCCTCTACTCATTTTCTTTACTTGATTAATAGTACTACTTCTGAAGAAATTTCAAGTGTTAGAAATTATTTGTCCATATATCTGTGAAGGCGGGATGGATTTCTTTATGCAACCATCGCGTTTTATCAATAATATATAATAAAAATCTCTTTTGGATTGTATCAATAGTAAGAGCTATATCGCTGATTATATTAGAGTTATTGGGGTTTGTAAACCTTTCGATCCGACTACTTTTTGTCGGGAGGTCTTGCATAAGATTTCCTTCACATAATGCGCATAATGGCGTAATGAAGACCAAATACTTCATAATCATATTATTTCTTTAAAAACCATTTAACTTTAGTAAAAAAACCGCTGGTACTGTAAGCGGGAACGGCAATAAATTCCTTTATTCCCCCGCGAATGTTGATTAAGTCTGATTCAAACCATTGTGACTGATCTTGCGACTCTGTATGTAATGTATTCCCGAACATATCCCCTCCTTCAACAAGTACTGTCGTATAGGCTAAATCGGAGTTGTACGGGGGATAAGTAAAATCCAGTATGGTTACATTAGCGCCGTTATACTTTATGTCTGTAGGTAGTACGATGGTAGCTCCATTCGTGCACATGTATTTGCAACTCGTGGCTATATTAAGATTATCCTTCAGCAAGAAAGTGTTAGTCATGCCGGAAACAATCTGAGCGTCAGAATCCCCAAGCAAAGTAAATGGCGTGTTTACCTTTCCCCTAAATGTACCTATCCTTATATCTACCTCCCCTGTATTGCCGTTCAACATCAGATTGGGAATGCCGTTTACTTCTGCCTGAGAACGCATTACGCCATTCTTGTACATAAAGTCCGCAATGTTGGCACCATCAGCAAGCAACGTATCTGTAGCAACGAAACTAAATCGGTTGGCCGGCTCCCAGTTATCGTCACCGTCTACTGACACTGGCGGAGTTGTTACAGAAGATCCATAGACTTTAACCTGAAAGATATAATTAACACCGCCAAAGGAATAAAACATGATATCCCTGTAGTTGTCATCCCAAACATAAGGAACCCCGCTTGAATATCTTCCACATACACGGGGCATTGCGCCATTTGCACCATTGGTCCCATCCTTTATGATACCTATGTTTACTTCATCTACATAGTTGGTATTCCAAGCTTCCGCATCCGATTTAACAGCATAGGCCCTTGCTCCGAGTGACGTCGTACTCGCTGTTACTGTCATTAGAGTGGAACTCGACTGAGCACTGCCTACATATACTTTGGCTCCGTCTTTATCCACTCTTCTATATGCGAGATAAAAGGAATTGCAGTTCTCGACAGGACCGGCGCCCGTCTGCTTCTTGCATCTCACTGTTATGAATATAGGAACAATGCTTCCCGTACTTCTAAATACGGCAGTAGTACTCGTAGAGGTAAGCCAATAGGAGGTGGCGTCAGTGCCAGGCTGGCCATCTGCACCCGGAGGACCGGGTGTACTGGAACCGCCGCCTTGACCATCTTTTACGACACCTATGATTGATTCAGCTACAAAATTATCGGTCCAGCTATTATTATCGTTCAAATTTTGATACGCCCTCACTATATAAGAACTATCGTAGGAGCTTGGAGTAATTACTACGTTAGAGCGCTTTGAACTTGAATAGTCATGGTCGCTAATCGCTCCATCTCTGTATTTTTTCACTCTGATAAAAAAATCACTGCATGTCATCGCATCGCTGGCCCCTGTCTTTTTCTTGCAGTATACAGTGATATTGCCGGGAGAAAATACACCGCCCGACGAATAAGCAAAGTTACTTCCATTTGATGTTAGCCAATAGGACGTGGCATCAGTACCGGGCTTGCCATCTGTGCCCGGCTTACCATTTTCTCCGTCCTTAGAATAACGAGCCCACAAGGAAGGTACGGAAAATTTTTCCCATATTCCGTTATCCTTAATGCGCTGAGATACCCATTCATACGCGTATGAAAAATCAACTCCTACCGGATCGTCGGTCCAGCCGGACGCTAAATATTGTTCATCGGGGGTAGTAGGTTTTATTCCTGTACTTGTTCTCTTGTAGATAAATTCGTGTTCTTTACCATCAACACCGTCTATACCATCCCTGCCATCTTTAACGATTCCGAATGCTATTTCATCTACATAGTTATTGTTCCAAGCCTCCGCATCTGTTTTGTTTTCGTAAGCGCGAACAGATAAGGCTGTCGTTGTTTTAGAGGGGGCAACAACATGTGTGCCCAATGTTGAATTTACCAGAATATTTGTACCGTTTGCGTCCACCCTTCTGTAGACAACATAAAGAGAATTGCAATTCTCGACAGGATTAGTTCCTATTTGCTGTTTACATCTTACTGTTATAAAGATAGGCACAACACTATTCGGTTTGATAATAACCTGTGTAGCACTCGTCGTAAGCCAACGTACTACAGCGCCCTCGCCCGGCTTACCATCTTCTCCGTCTTTAGAATACCGTGCCCACAAGGAAGGTGCAGAGAATCCGCTCCATGTCTCACCGTCTTTTATGCGCTGAGACACCCATTCATACGCATACGAAGAATCAACCCCTACCGGGTCATCGGTCCAGCCGGACGCTAAATATTGTTCGTCAGGTGTAGCGGGGCTTGTCTCTGTTTCGGTCCTTTTATAGATATATTCGTAGATTTTTCCGTCCTTACCGTCTTTACCATCGCTCCCGTCTTTAACGATGCCGAATGCGATTTCATCTACATAGTTATTATTCCACGCCTCCGCATCCGATTTCACAGCGTAAGCGCGAACAGAGAGGGCGGTAGTTGTCTTTGATGGGGCAACAACAGTGGAACTTGTCGGGTTAGCACTTGCCGTAACCTTCGTACCGTCCGCATCCACTCTTCTATATGCGAGATAAAAAGAATTGCAGTTCTCGACAGAACCGGCGCCCGTCTGTTTCTTGCAGTTAACAATAGTCCATATTGGTACGACACTGTTCGGGCGTATGACCACCTGAGTGGCATTGGCGGTAAGCCAGTATGAAGACGAATCAACTGCATAGGCTTGTTTTAACCAGTCTTGATTCGAGTCCGAAGGCTCCGATGTCGTTCCGTTTTCATTGACGCAAAGCCACATCGCACGATTATAAGAAACGCGGTCATAATATGCGTATTTTTGTTCGGAAACATATTCTCCCTTCTCAATCGGAACTCGGATAGATTCCCCTGTAATATCATCAACCTGAAATATTTTACCGGACATGATGATATTTTGAAATACGGCGGAATATTTAGAACAATCAATGCCGGCAACGATACGGTTTTTCTTTTTTCCGATCCAACTTTTTTCCTGTGCCGGTTCCACGTCCCACGTATTTGCATCATCAAAAAAGGTTAAACTATTATTTCCTAAAGTCGAGTCTATCATTATATAGGTCTGACGTTCTGCATCGGTAAAGTTCCCGGTCTGCGCAAGTGTCATAGATGCAGCCGGAATAGAACCACTCCCGGGTTTAGGTACGATAATAAATCCTTCTTCTCCGGAAAGAGCCGTTACACGAAACTTCATTTCCCGGAATCCTTTGAATGCGCCGGATTGTGAGTCTTTGTCATGCCAATATGCTAACAGGATATCATCCTCTTTAAAAGACAAAGCTTCCCCCTCTTCCAATACGGGAAGAATTAACCATTTATTTTCATCTACCGTAATGAACTGTTTAACAACACATCCGCCGCCCGGACTGATTATCTGCTTTCCTTTTAATACTATCGCTCTATTATAACGAAGTTCGGGAACTGATAAAAAACTGTGTAAAATAAGGCTCTTTGCTTCAATTTCACCGCTTTCGTTAATGATAGCGCCACTGATACCAGGGGTAAAGTTCCCGAACTGAGCACCTGCAAACATTTTTAGCAGATAGTTAGTGGAGTCTGCTTGGTCCTTGCGGAGAAAAATATTTATCAGTTCTTCTAACTTAATATTCTTTAATCCTTCATTTAACCAATCAAGTACTTCCGCTACATGCCGATTGGATACACTATTTTTGAGTACCGCTTTATCAATGTAATCAATGAGTTCATCTATAAGTTGTTGCTGATCGGCCATATCAATTAAATTGAGGTGTGAACTGTTCGGTATGTATACGGGGATTTCCTATTTCGTCCTCTGAAAGTGATCCGGTGTAGCGAACATCGGAGTCAACGAAATGAAGAGTCATTTTAATACTTTCCGGTACAGTGGAGCGTATGGCATGGGTGAGGTTGTCGGCTACGGCATTTACCCTGATGTTTCGTCCGGAAAGTCCGAGTATCTTTATGTCATCGGAAGCAAGCATATCCATTAAATGCACAAGCTCTTCGGTATTGCGATATCCGGATTCGACCTGAAGCTTGTCACGGGCAGACTGTCGCTCGCGGGCCTCGATATAATCATCAATGCTTTCATCGTAAATCTGATAAGTGGAGTCGGACTCAATTTCAGACTCGATGTTACCGATACCGGTGACTTCAATGCGTTCATAGGCTCCATAGGAGTTGAGAAATTCAAGTAAATAACGCTCACGGGATACTGTTCCGGGAGTGATGACAATAGTACAACTTTTGGTTGATCCGGAATAGATATCGAAAACAGAAGCTAACTTTTGATTAGTTTGAAACAGTTTTTTCCGGAGCCGATATAGGTTAAGGGCTACCGGTTGTCCGGCTGTTCCGGATAAAGAGGTTTCAATGCCGGCTGCAACGACTTTTAATGCACCATCCGGATAAAGGAAAGGAATAGGTAGGAGTTCAGTTTCGCGGATGGTGATGATACGCCCGTTGGTACGGGTGGTCTTGAAGAAATTGACCGATGAATTGAGTAGCTTCCAAGTGAATATATTGCTATTTTCATCTAACAGACGCCGTAATAGCCGCTTGCTGATGCCTCCCATAACTGCTTTCAGAGAAAGAGTTTTAGTCTCTCCCTGGGTGTTTTGGACACTAATGGCAATATCTGTAGCTGAAGTAGAATCGAGCAGTAATATATCAGTGGATTCGTTAAGCAGATGTTTGGGACTGAGAATACCTGAAAGGATATCCTGAAGAAAAACAGAGAACTCACCTTCACCACTTCCGGAAAAGATGGTGCGGTCGGCCTGACGAATAGTGTAGCTGACTACTGAACTGGAGTTTATGGTCAGCTTGATGGGATTTCCGGCTAAAGCGATTGTAGACGGATATATGTTTGCTGTTAAACTCATAGTGCATTGTAATTAGTTTGTATAATGGTACCGGACACAGAAGAGGTCGAAGAGCAGTATAATGCCAGGAACTCTTCCCGTTCCGGAGTGGGAGTGGTGATGAAACGGAAAAATTCATCGGTTGTAACCCCGGAGGAACTTATAAATTTCCGGTAAGCGGCAAGCAGTGCAGTTACATTGCTTGTCTCGATTGCTGCTGTGATGGTTTTATCGTCATTCATGCTGCAAATATGATGTTTTGACCATGTGCGGCAAAGGACAACTAAAGCAGTTCTGCTTTAACGGAAAGCCCGTAAGTAATGGCATAGTGTACGCCTCCGTATTCTTTATCTTTCCAGATGATATCACCTTGAGACGTCTGACCATTGGGAACCCGGACCTTGTAGTAAAGGTCGAAACTGTAATTGATTTCTTTGATGAAGAACTCTTTGTTGGCTTCATAATCTTCTTGAGTCGGTACAGTAAACGGTATCTCAATATCCGAAACCTGATCACTTACCTCGTTTTTACGTAGCACTCCGAGCCATTGCGCCGGTGGGGTAATAGCCTTCTTCCACTCCTCGACTTGTGCCCGTATCTTGAGTTCTACTATGTTTTCACGGTTATTGTGAAACGCCCATTTGTAGAGTTGCTCAATCGTTTGTATTCCTTGCTCTGCATCCAAGTCTAAATCGGTTTCCCCGACAGGGATCAGGAGACGAAGGGTACGAAGACGGACAGTAGCCGGACGTGAAAGAAGTTTGGGTAATGTATAGCGCACTGTATCAAGGAGTAATCGTTGACCATCTATATTGATCGTTTGACTGAAATCAATATTGAGTAATTGAATTGGATTCAAGTGTACGGGAACTTCAACCGTATGATTAGAATGTCGGAGAATAGCGTCAAATCCCTTCCAAAAACGGGAGAACAGGCCATTATCACCGGTAAAGGTCATGGAGATATCAAATGTGTGTCCGTTGATGGCAATAGCTTCACCACCGGGTGTGTAACATCTTGGCGATCCATAGGGGTAGGGAGTGGATGCACGGGGCATGGAAAAGCAAAAGCATAGAGGAGTTTGGGTGTTTTGCTCCTCTGATAGTTCTACGCTGGCGCTGGAAATATTGGTATATTTGTGTACTTTTCCCAGGAGATAGGCAGGACAAACCGGTTGGTCATCGGGGTAAGAACCTTTCATCGGCAGGCATTCATCAATAGATGATATCTCCATATAACTGATGTTTGCCCCTTTATCCCAGGGGAAGAAGTCAGAGCTGCGGGCTTCACGAACTCCGGTCAGATTGTTCCGGACATAATAAAATCCATCCCATAAAGAATAGGTGAGATATCCTTTTGCTGTGTTACTTGACAAGACATGGCCAAAGGTTTTAAGAAATTTGTCGAGTGAGTCGGCAGTAGGAGTAGCTACTAAATTGGTATAAGGACCGGAGATATTGGTGGATGCGGAAAGTTTGAGTTGCTGTGCAGCGGCATAGTTGATAGCAGGCCGGGCCGACTTGAGCAGGGACCAGTTCAGTGAGGCCGGAGTTGAGATGATATCTTTGATAAATTTGAGATTAACGGTTTTATTTTTACCATCAACAAAATACACCATACCAAAGCGACAGTAGAGGGCTTGTAGGAACTCGTTAATCGTGCAATCGGGTAGAAGGTCAGAGTAATCAATGAAGCCCTTGACTATGCTGTCGGCCATGTTGTTCAGAACTACCAGACGGGAGAGTTGACGGTGGGTTGAGAATGGATTTTCAAGGACCGTATAACCGTACCGGACGAATATAAAATTGAGTATCCAAGATACTTTTAAAAATGGGCTGATGGCATAACCTTCGGGAACGGAAGTAAGGACGGGTTCGTTATTGATAAGGAATGTTTCCTGTCTGGCAGCTCCCTGAAGGGAGTAGGTACCATTCTCTAATTTAGTTATCTTGTTGATGTATTCGGGGTAGTAGGTGGTAGTTTCCGTATCGTCCACGGTCGTTGTATGTGATGGAATGGATACACAAATGGGAAAAATGGAAAGAGCATCGTCTACGATTGTTTCATTCATAATAGAATTGAGCAGGCTGATGACTCCGGTTGTTCCTCCTTCGGGACGAATAACCGGAGCAGAGAGGGAACGGAGTGAAACAGCATTCCATTCCGAGTAGAGTTCAGACTCGTCAAAACCTATATTGGATACGATTCCTCCGGATTTGGAGGCCTGTGTGATGTTCATCTTACCTATTCGGTTGTAGACACCATCGGAGACGGTGACACGGGCATCCGGGGCAGGGGAGTAGGTACTATCCGGACGATGGACATGGGTGATCAGTGAAAGGTTGTTTCGGGAGGCAGGAAGCGTGGCCGGTACGGATTGTGAACCACGTTCGTTGTAAATAGGGGAGGTGTCTTCGATCTCGATGCTGAAATCGTTTTGAAGATCGAATATTCCTAATTGATTTTTTATCTTGAGTGACATGTGTTATTGTTTTTTACGGGTGAATGGTTCCTTTGATTTATCTGCTAATTCTTGTGCTTCGTTGAGCTCGCGAAGCACGACGTATGCTTTGAGGTATTTAAGTTTCTCAATCAGTGCATGTAACTCTTTGATCAGTTGAGCCAAGTTTGCTTCCTTATCAGTCGGTGAAGAAGTTGTCTGAGAGATACGGGAAGTACTGTTACGGATCGGATCGTAATTGCCTTCAGCACGCTGGGGAACTCGGCCACTGCGGGCATCCTGAATGGCCTGTACGACAATGGGGTAATTAATGTGGTGCTGAAGACGGGAAAGATCTTCGGCATTGATGATTAATTCTGCTCCGGATTCGGATATCAATGAGGTACGGCGAACGATTCCGGTCGGTGAATCACCTATGTAGGGAACATCCCGATAGGTCCGGCCATCATCTTCACCAATGACATCGTATCTGCCGGATGCCCATTGCTTGACCTGTACCTGAGCAGTTTTGGTACTGTCGGTATTGTTATCGGTTGCGGAAGTGGAGGAACTCCCCCCTTTAATCAGTCCTTTGAGCGTTGATTTTGCAGCGGCCAATGCTCCCATGATCAGTCCGGAGAGAACTGCGGCACGGGCTGCACCGGTTGCTCCAAAGGTTGCAACAGAGTCGGGCATGGCATAGGCTTCGGCAGCGGAACGGGCTACAGCTCCGACAGCTACCCCCGTGGCCTTGGCTATTTCAATATCAATCATCTGGCTTAGTACATCGAATAGTATATCGAGCATAGTATCAGCAAAGTTCTGCAGGGCATTTTCTTGACCTGATATCATTTGTCCGAGGGTATCGCCGATCTGTTCACCGTATTGCCGGTACTGTTGTGCCTGTTCGGTGAGCCTTTGTTTCTCCTTCCTGGCCAGTTCATCTTTTTTCTTTTGAGCGGCATCTTCAAGTTTCTTCCGCTCTTTTTCTTCATCTTGAAGACATTTTACTTTAAAGTCGAGTAGTTGTTGTTCAATGGTGCGCCGTTGATCAGCGTCGAGATTAGCAATTTTGAGAACACGTTCCAGGTGCATGATGGTTAGGTGCTCCATTGCTTCATTGTACTCTTTCTCTGTTTTCAGATTTTCATCCTTACCGGAAACATAGAGAAGTTTTAAGTCCTTTTGTTGGTTTTCATAAAGTGTCTTTTCTTCAGCGAGCTGTCGGTTCATCTGCTCTTTTTGCTGTTTAATTTTGATATCGTTGATTCGATTTTGAGCATCAATACCTTCTTTACTTTTTGCACCGGCTATATTAATGACACGTTGCAGATGTTCTACTTCGTGGGATTATTTCGCTATGTAACTCGCTGATTATCAGTGTTGCTATTTCACAAAACACCTCCACGTAACAAACGTGCAACAAAAATTTCCAAATAAAAAAGAGATAATTGCGTATTTGTAACTATAAAATTACAGCCCAAGCACCATTTCTGCATTTTAAGGCTGTTTTGAGGGTTTGACAACCAAGTTCCAAAAACAGTGTTTCTCTTGTATTCTTACTATCGTTTCTAAGTTTGATTTTGTCTTCACTTTATTTCATTTAAGTATGATTTAGAGTATGAAACAACTTCATTATTATAATATAGCTTAAGATTTCGTCATTGACCAAGCATTTCTAACAGAATGAGAAATTTCTTACATACCTTTGCACCACTTTCAACTTGCAATCACAAACAATGGTCATGATGAAATAGTCAAATTAAAACATCAACAGATTATGGAATCACGAACCAATCAAAGCGTTACTCCAGATGTTCAAGCACTCATGCTGGAGAACCTAAAACTCGCCAAGCGAGTGGAAGTGCTTGAAAATACTCTGTCAGCAGGTAAGGAAGTGCTGACTTTGGAAGAAGCTGCCCGATTTATGGGAGTGACAAAAAGTTCGCTCTATAAGATGACACATGAGCAGACCATTCCTTATTACAAGCCGAATGGCAAGATGGTGTATTTCGAGAAAGCTGAACTCTTGACATGGATTCGCAGAAATGCGATTGCGTCAAAGGCGCAGGTTTCAGAAGAAGCCAACCGTATCTTGAAAAATCTAAGTGTCAAGTAGCCATGAGGACAACAGAATTTGAAGCCAAGAAGGAACAGGCAGTCAAACTGTCTGTCCTCTGGGCTAAGACAGGACTTCGTGAACTATCCATGAGGGATGCCGTCAATGATTACATTGAAGCAACTGGTGCAAACCATGCCATAGACAATGACGAACAAGCCATTTTGTATGGAAGACGTGCCGTTGCATTACGAGTAAGCATAGAGGCAATAAACAGTCTTAACAAAGATGAACTTCAACGCTTGGATAGAAAACTCATGGAGATTGTCAGTGAGGATATGCCACGGCAACAGTATGGTCTTCACCGATGATTTGTTGTCCTTTCAGTCATTAACCATTTATAAACCATTCGGACATGGAAAGAAAAGAGATAGACAAAACTCGCCCTGTCACTTACTATTTGTCATTGACGGACGAACAACTGAATTTTCTCAGTAACAACGAGGGAGGCATCAACAGAATACAATGTTTCCGCAGACTGCTTCACCACACGGCAACTGCCGATACCACCTATACCAAGCGTGGCATATCCAAACCACTAATGCAAGGACAAACTTGTGTATCTGCCCTTGAACTTTCAAAGGAATGGAACTGCAACCGAAAGACAGTTATCCGCTTCTTGAAACAGTTGGAACAGTTGGGTATCGTAACAATAAAAACTGATTGCCTTACCACCATTATGGATATGCGGTGCATAGCAGCGTGGAAGCATGAGGGTGAAACGGTTTATACAGCCAATGCCCTTTATAAGCGAGACAACGGCAAAGCGAAGTCGGAACAGAACCCGAACAAGTCTGTTTCAGATCCGACTTCTTTAACTTTGCCTTTGCCTTCTTCCGATTCATCAGAAATCACTCCTTCGGAAATGGAGCAAATCCATTCCTTGGAAGAAATCCCTGATGATGTGAGAGAGCAGTTGTTGGCGGAAGATGTAGAGCATTTCCACGAACAGCGTGAAATGTAACCTTTAGTTCTTTCTTTTTTGTCTTGGCATTTGCCTTCATGCTGTCAGTTTGCCAGTAAGAACGCAATGCCAAGACTTCATCAAAACCGTTTTAGAGCAGTGATGGTACACAACAGAAGAGGCTTGCCTATATGTACGCATAATGTAGATGGGGAACATAATCCTCGGTATGGTTATCACCAACCGAATTATGCTCCATTGGGCAAGCCCTCAGGAGGACACCAGAGCAAGCTCATTTTATAAATTTCATTACCCCATCTTAGAAATAACATTATGCCAGAATACCAAGTGTTTCACCAACAAGCCGTCAAGTCGTTTTCGGCAGGTGAAGATAACGAACATCAGAGGCGTTGGACGGAATCCCAGTGGGAAGCCAAAGCATCCAATAAGAAGTTTAACTACGACAAGAGCCGTGCGCATCTCAACTTTGAGATAGTCAAGGGTGGTAAGATTGTGCCTCTCGGCTCTTCTAAGCCCATTTTAGAACGGTTTCAAGACCGTTTGGAAGCCACTGGTGCGGAAGACCCTAACAAAGGGCTTGAAACGCCAAAATATCGCATTGCCTGCAATATGATATTTTCGGGCGATGCCGACAGAATGCGAGAAATGGCTTTCGGTGACCAGAATGTGGAGCGAGTGAAAGGTGCAGACAACAGCCACATCAAGCGCAAAGCGGAGATAGAATTGTGGGCAAAGGACATCTACAAGGCTGTTGCCGATGCATGGGGCGAAGACAACATAATTGACTTTTCCGTCCATCTTGACGAGTCTTCACCGCATATCCATTGCCTTGTCACGCCAATTATGTACGATGAGAAGAAACAGAAGATGCGTATCAAATACCGAGATACTTTTGGTGGTGATGCAAACAAACTGGATGCTATCCACGACTACTTGGCAGAGGTCAACAAAAAGTGGGGCTTGGTACGTGGTGAATCAGTTTCGGCTACCAATGCCCAGCATATCCCTCGTGACGAATGGTATAGACAACTCCAAGCCGAAAGCCGTGAGTTGGAAATTGCAAACGGCAAACTGGAACTTGACATTCGCAGAAAGGAAAATGCCGTTAAGGGTCTGAAAACGATGATAGAAAACCTCACTCACCAGAAGTCTGAGGTGGAGAACAAAATCCATGAGGTTGAGAAACAGTTGGAACAACAGAATGGCGAACATTCCGAGTTGTCAAAGGAACTGGAACAGCTCAAAAGTCAGTTGTCCACCTTGGAGTTCAAGCTGACGGACAAACGAGAAAAACTGAGTGCAGCCGATGAAGCCCTTGCCGAGTTCAGAGCCATGACAAGGGCGCAGAAGTCAGAGGCTGAAACTTTGCGTGTCGTGCAGGAGCAAACTTCACGGACATTGCAAACATACGCCCAAGCCTCTATCCTTGCAGGCAGTTTCCAAGAACTGCTGACGATGAGCAGTAGGATTTGCGCCAATGTACCCGAAGCCAAGAAAATGGCAGAGAACACCATCATTGAAGATATGTGCGATATGCGTTTCAAAGATGTGCTTGGCACAGCCGTCAAGATGTTCATTGAGGGCATCAATGGGGCAACAAGCATCACGCAGTCGGGAGGTGGCGGTGGCTCTAATTCGGAATTGCCTTGGAGGGATAAGGACGAGGATATTTTCAGCTTTGCCAGACGCTGCATGAGATTCGCCCACAGCAAACACTATCCCAAGAAGAGTTCGGGCATTAAGCGGTAGTGTCAGCGAGTATTCGCTTCCAAACATCAATATCAGGGAAAGGCATGTATATTTCAAAGAAACCATCGAAATATGCCACTGTCTTTCCTTGATTTATTTTCGCCTCTGCATAGGCTCTGCTTTTGTACTTGTCGGCAAGGCGTAACAATTCCTGTTTCTGCTTCTTTTGCTGATTTTCAAAGAAACTTATTGCAAGAACAAGCAACTCCTTTACACCATTTGTAAGTCCTGCCTTATCATAGATATAAAGCAGACGGTTGTAAGGCTCTGGCTTCCAATAGCCATTGGCAATCAACTCTTCATAGATATTGGTTGCGGTGATGTAATCCTTGCTTTTCTCGGCAACCTTTGCCTTGCGTAGTTCATTCTCTATATGGCTGATTATATATTCTATCTGATGGCACATTGGAGCGTCTTCTGAAAACAGAGCGTCATTTCCACTTGTGTAGAAGTCAAATTCGGGCAGTTGAGCAATCAAACTTTTGTATCGGTTTGCCAATGTATCTTTGGTGGTAATGGTTCTGTGGAGATTGGCTTGTTTGGGTAGTTTGTCTTCTCGTTGCCTTATTACTTCCCTAAATTCGACAACAAGCGCATCTTGGCTGAATTTTGCAGGAACAAGCAACAGAACACGCTTGGCATCGCTCCATTGTTCTTTGCTTATATAATGGCGAAGTAGCCAATTATAGGGTTCAAGGTTCAATGAATATCCTTTTTGAACCGCACTCTCGTATTGGCATTTAGTCTGTTCTGTGTCATTTGCTTTCAGATATGTCCTTGCCTTTATAACCTCTGTAACACCAGGCATTACCAAAGGCTGCTTGGTGGATTGTTGAGGTACATTTATAGAAGAAGGCAAGGAAACGTTCTCTTGCGTGTTTGTCTCCTTGCCTTTGTCGTTGCTGAATATGTCTTTTATCGTCTTGAATAGTCCCATGCGTATTTTATTTTGAGTGCAAAGGTAATGCAAAGCACTGATAATCAAGACTGATTGTTTCATAAAGTGAATTGCCGTTTGTAAAGTTTAAGAACAAGACAGATATATCAAAAGATATAGAAGTACTTGCCGATAAATGATAATTTACCGATGCTTGACCGTTCATTAAGAGGGGCAAGAGTTCGTCTCGCTGCTTAGTTAATATTGCTATCTCAGACAACAATTCAGCCTGTTGCTTTTGTATCTTCTCTATCAAGCAACCATATTTCTGTACAACGCCTTGTTCATAGACTACTTTGAAAGCCATTAAAACATCTGGTGATACACGTCGTTGACTATGTGAGGTGCCAGTTGCAGCCTGTGAACAATAGGCTATAAATTTTGGTGATTTTATAACCGAATAAATATAGCCAGATTCGGATTCGTTATTTGGATTAAGTACGACAAACTCGGTAGAGCCAATCATATTAGTGCCTTTGGGAACCCAAACTACACGATTAAACCAAGGATTCAGTTTTGAAACAAGCAATTGCCCTTTTTGAAGAACAAATTTATCACTTTTAATATCGCTACCATTATCCAGAGAATATGAACCGCAAGCATCAAAAGAAGGAATGCTGAAATGCTGATATACTTTATTTTCAACAGGAGTTATAGCATTTCTACTTGTTAACGCCAAATCTTTCAATGAAACTCCGCTCCATCCCTGCGGTATCTCACGCTTCAGTTTCTCATTCCAAACCATAGCTCCGCCACTTGATTTATACGGTTTGCCCTTCTCGTTAGGGAAGTCAAACTGCACAAACCAATAGTCGTAGAGCTGCTTTGCCATCGCCTCTAAATTATCATTTATCGGCATCGTTTCTTTCTTCCCTTATATTATATAGAGACCAATACAAGTTTTATGACATGAAAGAAACAATTATACAAACCGTTTTAGACGGCATGCGAGCGGTTTTGACTGAAAATCAGTTGGATTTGCTGACAGATGTGACCCGAAAGGCACTGTCAGAGTGTGAAATTACGCCAAAGGCAACAGAGGAAGAACAGCGCAACAAGGAAAACGTTGAACTTCTTGGGGCTTTTATATCCTCAAAGAAAGTGGAGGGCTGTTCAGACAAGACAATCCACTATTATAAGTCTTCCATTGAGAAGCTGATAGCGACTGTAAAGAAGAATGTGTGCGACATTGCCACTAATGACATTCGTTGCTATCTCGCTGACCAGCAGGAACAACGAGGGCTTAGTAAGGTTACGATAGACAACTTACGCCGTATCTATTCCAGCTTCTTCTCATGGTTGGAAGACGAGGACTATATCACCAAAAGTCCTGTGCGCAGAATCCATAAGGTACGCACGGATGCTTTGGTGAAAGAGGTGCTGACAGATGAGAATATAGAAGTGTTGCGTGACAGTTGCCAAGAATTGCGTGACATTGCTATGATAGATTTGCTGCTTAGTACTGGTATGCGTGTAGGGGAGTTAGTAAAAATCAACCGTGACGATATTGACTTTCAAGAACGCCAGTGTGTAGTGTTTGGCAAGGGCAACAAAGAGCGTGAGGTTTATTTCAACGCAAGGACTAAAATTCACCTCAAAAAGTATTTGGAGCAACGCACAGACACTAATCCTGCATTGTTTGTGAGTCTGCATGAACCTCACACACGGCTGACCATTAGTGGCGTGGAAGTACGTTTGCGTCAGCTTGGAAAGCGTGTAAACCTCAACAAGGTTCACCCTCACAAATTCCGTAGGACATTAGCAACAATGGCTATTGACAAGGGTATGCCAATAGAGCAAGTGCAGAAGATGTTGGGACACGTAAAAATTGACACTACGCTGCATTATGCTATGGTAAATCAGACAAATGTCAAGATAGCACACCGCAAATTCCTTAATTAAGGTTTATAAATTAGTTATTCTGCTTGATTTTGAGTACCTTTGCATCACAAAATGAAAGCAAGCGGAATATGAAAATGACAAAATACAAGCTGAGTGAACTGGTAGAGGTTACTCGTGGTGCAAGTCTCTCTGGTCAGTTTTACGCAGAAGAGGGAAAACTGATACGTTTAACCCTTGGAAATTTCAATATGAATGGAGGTGGGTTCAAAGAAAACACTTCTAAGACGGATTTGTATTTTACTGGTACAGTTCGTGACGAGTTTATACTTAACGAAGGTGACATTATCACTCCACTTACCGAGCAATCACTTGGTTTGTTGGGAACTACCGCACGTATTCCCGAAAGTGGCAAGTATATTCAAAGTCAGGATGTAGCCCTTGTAAGATGCAAAAAGGGACTTCTTGACCCTAATTTTTGCTACTATTTGATTTCTTCTTCTATTGTGCGACAACAGTTGAGTGCTGCTGCACAACAAACGAAAATACGCCATACATCTCCCGAAAAGATCAAAGACTGTACCGTTTGGGTTCCAGATTTTGATGTTCAGAAGAATATAGGGCGCATTCTCACTGATATTGATAATAAAATTGCTATCAATCGTCAGATAAATGATAATTTACGAGCAAGTCGAGGGCAGAGCCAAACGCAGTTTGAGCTATGCCGAGGCGCAGCCGTAAATGCGGACGTTAGTCCGAATTTACCGACGCCTGACCGTTCATTAAGAGGGGCAGAAGTTCATTGCGCAATTTTGTCAACATGTCTATTTGATAGCGGCAATTAACCATTTGCTCATACATCCATTTACATTTCATATTATATTCTCTTAATTTTTTTGTTGAAGGATATAACAATGAAATGTTATTAATCTGTTCTGCACTAATATTGGGTTGGGCACATCCACTTGCTAACAGAAAAATTTGATTTCTAAAATAATCAATCTTTAGTGAGTTTATCAAGTATGGCATTTTTTCAATCGGATTGTTTCCTAATTCAAATTTCCCGACTCTCTGATTTACAAAGTAACCAGTTACACTAAAAGGTACAATCGCAAATTTTCCAATAGTTGCTCCTGTCATAGCTATTACTACATCATTTTGATATGCATAAAATTGTTTATTGGCATTATTTTCGATATATTGACAACCATTCATATTCAATGCGTAATCTTCTTGAATATTTCCAATTTTGATAACAGGAATACCTTTTGCTTTAAAGTCTGCCGATTTAATTGCATATCCTGATTTACAATTAGCATATGTTCCTACAGTTTTCACAGTCCACTCATTAGGTATCTCACGCTTCAACTTCTCATTCCACACCATAGCTCCGCCACTTGATTTATACGGTTTGCCCTCCTCATTCGGGAAGTCAAACTGTACAAACCAATATTCATAGAGTTGCTTTGCCATCGCCTCTAAATTATCATTTATCTGCTTGTTGAGTTCTATTTTGCGGTCAAGTGCATATAATATAGAGACAACATCTTTCTGCTTTTTCATGCCAGGAAGATGTATCTCTATTTCTTCAAATACAGATTTCGGAAGTATTGGAGTTGTTGTTGAACCTGCGATTTTCTGGAAATAAGACTTCATTGTGGACAGCAAATAATACACATACAACGGCTCAATCCCATTTTTGAACTGTGTTATTGCATTTATTTGTTGATTCGTTGCACAAGTGATATTTGAATATGCAACATTTCCCATATCAGAGCCAATACACCCCACTAATACACTTTCGCCTGAGATTGTATTACTCGCAATTTCTTCAAATCCAGTTTCAGAAATGAAACGGCTATTCCTTCCCATCATACCTAATCCTTTCGCAACATCTTCAGGAGTGTAAAATGGAATAGTTCCCCAAGCGTAGTTTTCGGCTATGCTTGTAGATGGAGTTTTACCTGTAATCACCTTGCCTATATCTGCAAGTTTATATTTTTTTAGTTCCATTTTGTTTACTCTTTATCCAACAATCCCCTCACTTCCTTATCGAAGTCAGAGTCAATACGTTGTGTCTTATTGAATATGTCATATTCTTCTTCCGCTTTCTTCTTGGCTTGCGCTGCCGATATATTGCCTTTGTCAGGCAATATCTGGTATTTGCGGAATGTCAAGAACTCATTGACACTTGTAGAGAACTGCGCCATGTTGAACGTGTTTTCACGCTCAATGAGGTCTTCAATATAGTCGAAGAAGCCTGTTACGGCACGCTCCAGCTGTCGGATTTCCTTTTCTTGCAAGTAGTTCTTGGCAATGCTGACATCTGATTTTAGAACACGTCCGTCTGGTGCATTCTTCCATGTAGTCAATCCCATGTGGTCTTTCGTATGGTCTGCCTTAGAGTAGATAATCTCAGCTGCGGTCTGCCCAGTGATGGCATAGTGAAAGCGGTTTTGTATCATAGCATAGAAATCTCTTGTAGTCGGAGAGTTCTTGTCATAGTCGGTGCTACACTCTGCATAGATGTCCGTAATCTGTTGCCAAATGCGACGTTCACTTGTACGGATAGAGCGGATGCGTTCAAGCAATTCACGGAAGTAATCCTTGCCAAACACAGCATTACCTTGCTTCAACCGTTCATCGTCCATTGCAAAGCCCTTTTTGATATACTCATTGAGTATCTTTGTAGCCCATTGACGGAAACGAGTTGCTTTTAGTGAAGATACACGATAGCCTACGGCAATAATGGCATCAAGAGAATAATATGTCGTTGTGTAGTTCTTGCCATCAGCGGCAGTTGTTTCCATTTTGGAAATAACTGAATCCGCAACAAGTTCACCCTCTTCAAAGATATTCTTCAAGTGCTTGCTAATAGCAGGAACACCAACGCCAAAGAGTTGAGCCATAGCCTTTTGTGTACACCAAAGCGTTTCACCCTTGATGACCACTTGCACCTTGCCGTCAGCATCTGGCATATTGTAAAGCAGGAATTGTATCTCGTTACTCATTGCTGTTCTCCTTTCCTACATTTTCATTGAAACCGATACAATCCAATTGCTTCAGAATCTCTTCTTCTAAACGGTGACTCTCACAGAATTGTTGTCTTAGCGTGGTCTTGAAATTATCCATACGACGGTTGAACTCATCTTCCGTAATATCCACATAGTCAATCTTGATGTCGAAATACTGACCAGCGGAGAAACTGTAGCCCTTCTCCTTTATCTCATCAAAAGTTGGAGTGACAGAGAAGTCTTCAACCACTTCCTTGTAGCGGAATGTGTTGACAATCTGCTGTATCTCCTCTGTGCGCAGTTTTGTCTTTTGGTTTCCATTCTCTTTGATTGTCTCACCAAGTTTGCTTGCATCAATGAGTACTGGTTTATCTACGCCAGATTTGTCGATGAACACCACACTTACATTGGTGCCTGTATTTGCAAAGATATTACTTGGCATGCTTACCACACCACGCAGAATGGACTTCTCGCCATCAACCAAGTGCTTACGTATCTTGAAAGCGATACCACTTTTAGCCGTGATGAAACCCGTAGGCACGACAATAGCCGCCTTACCGTCTTCTTTCAGACTGTAAAGTAAGTGTTGGAAAAAGCACAGATAGATTTCCATGCCTTTCTTGTTTTTGGAAGGAATGTTTGGAATACCAGCAAAGAAACGCCCCTTGTAACTATCGGTCTTCAAATCGCTATGATAGTCGGAGAAGTCCAACTTGAAAGGTGGATTGCTGACAATATAGTCGAACTTACGCAACGAGCCATCCTCATTCTTGTGGAACGGATGCTTTAGCGTGTTACCTTGTATTACATGGGTCAGAGAATGGCTCATGCTGTTAAGTATAAGGTTCAACATCATCATTGTTGAGGATTTATCGCTGATGTCCTGTGTATAAACTGTGCAGTTTTGCTCACCGATGGCATGAGCCAAGGCGATAACAAGTGTTCCTGTACCTGCCGATGGGTCGTAGCAAGTCACGCTCCTTACATCTTCCGATGGATCAACAAGCAGTTGAGCCATGATAGCTGCAATAGCGTGAGGCGTATAGTATTCGGCATAGTTGCCACCACCATTGGCATTGTAATCCTTTATAAGGTATTCAAATATCGTGGAGAAGAAATCATAGCCTGCTTCAAAGGCATTCTCAAACGAGAAACTTGCCACATCACCAATCAGCGAACGGCAAAAGGCATTCTTCTTGTTCGTTCCACCAGAAACCACATCAGATATAGGCTTCATAATGGAAACTCTGGTCTCGTCCTCATTGAGGATATAGAAGATGTCAGAGTTTTCGCTTGCTATACTCTCCAATGTAGAATCGAACAGCTCGGCAAACTTATCCTCGTTCTGTCGCTTGGCAAGGAACGGAATAAGATGTTCCTTTTTCAAGATGATTGTGTCGAGCATGGAATCGCACATCTCCTCATAATCATCTTCCGACATGGCATCAATAGCTGCAAAGAAATCCTCGGCATTAGCCAGTTCTGGATTTTCTTTTTTAGCCTCATAGATAAACTTGTCATTAAGGAACTTGTAGAGGAAGATCTCCACAATAACCACATATTCGTTACCGCTACCAGCGAGTCCGTTCTCTGTGGTAGTCTTTTTCAAGTCATCAATCAGTGCATAGGTCTGATTTTTTATTTCTTCTATATTTTTCATTCGTTTGTTATCTTGCTATTTGATATTCTCTGTTTATTATCTCACTCACATACTTGCGCACCTCACGATCGGTCTTTACCGCTTCTTCCTTGAAATGGCGTGTGACGTAAGTAAGGATGTTCTTCTTGAAATACTCTGGAACTTCCAAGATGGATTGGTTATGGAAATACACATCGTCCACATCTTCCTTGATGGCAAGCAGAATGATGGTCATTTTCTCCTTTTCCTCCGTCCATGCGTAGTTGCGTGGCGTAACCTTGCGTTCGGTTTCTTCCTTGTCCTTCTCTTTCAGTCGTTTCTCCACACGCACAAACTTGGTATCACCATTGTACTTGATAGCTTCCAAAGCGTCACGTTCATTCAGTTTCTTGATGCGACGCAGAATGTCATTCACGTTCTGCACTTTTTTGTGCATATTAAACTCCTCCTGTGACTCCATTTCCTTTTTACGGAACAGGCGCAGGAACTCTTCCAAGATAGAGCGATATTCTGGGTCATCGGTATCAACACACGCTTTCAGTTGCTGCCGGGCGTGTTCCACGCTTTGCTTGTATTGTTCCTGTATCTCCAACTCACCCTCGCCACGCTTTTCAAAAGAAAACTCAATGTTTTCCAATGCCATATTGAGCAGTTGCTTTGTATTGGCGTTCTCATCGGAATTGTCTATGAAGCCCAACAGGTCAAGACGGTTCTTCGCTGCCTTTATCAAGTTGTGAATGTCGCTGATTTCCACAACCTCGTCAGCGTTAGAGCCTTGCGAAGTAAGCATGTTCTGCAAACTCCGCATATCTTCAAGAGAGTTGAGGACTGTGCGGACAACATTTCTGTCATCTTCCAAATTGAGTTGGCGAGAGAAGATTTCTGGATTGCCCAGTTCATAGTTGTCAAGCACTTTCTTGGCTTCATCAACCCTTTTCTTGGCTTCGTCCATTGACACCAACAAGCGATCGGTGTTCTGTATATTGTCTTTGCCAACCTCATGTTCAAGTTCTTCTTGATACTCCTTGTTTGTCTTGCTGTATTCCTCCTCAATGTTGGCGAAATCCACCACATAACCATACTTCATGTCCTTGTATGGGCGGTTTACACGTGTCAATGTCTGGAGCAAGTTATGCTCCTTGACCATGCGGTGCAGATACAATTTCTTCAAACGTGGAGCATCAAAGCCTGTCTGGAGCATCTGGAACACAATAAGCAAGTCAATTTTGCCATCCTTGAACAGTTCTATCCACTTGCCACGAGTTTCCTTGTCGAAACTGTCGTATGTGATAAGTGCAGCACGATAGCAACCTTTCTTACAAGGCTTTTTCTTGACTTCCATTTCGCCAGCACTGATACTTTTGTACACGATTGAACCGTCCTCGTCCGTTTCGTTGTCAAGTTCGCTTTCATCGGCATACTTTTCAAGAAATAGTCGGTACATGAGCTGTGCCTGTTCCTTGCTGTTGCACACAACCATACCGCCTAACGTGTTGTCTTCGTTCTTTTGGCGGAATGTGCGCAAGTCTTCTATGATATAATCAAGAAGCGGTTGCACATACACATGGTGGGCATACACATCGCTTTCCTTTACGCTGTGTACCTTTACACGGATGCTGTTCAAAGCCTCTTTCAACTTGATTTTATAGTTTGAGCCTATATCTTCACGTATCAGTCGGCGTGTATAACCGTCAGCAATGGACGCATTATAGAAATAGGTGTGTATGTAATCACCGAAAATATCTTTGGTATTATACTCCTTGCTGATGATTGGTGTGCCTGTTAAAGCTATCTTGACGGCATTCGTATCACTGGATATGAGATTTTTAAGGAAACTGCCGTCTGGACTGTAATTGCGGTGTGCCTCGTCTATGAAATAGATGCGCTGCACAGGTACATTGTAGGCATTCTTTGCCAAAGCCTTTGAATCGTTGGAGAACTTTTGTATGTTTACTACGGTTATCTCAGGCTTACCCTCTCTGTTCTGAGTAGTCAAACCGCTGCTTATTATATTTGCAAAAGCCCCCTTATCCTGCACGGAATTGACTTTCAGACCACGATACGAAAACTCCCTTTGGGCTTGTATCATCAAGTCCAAGCGGTCAACGATAAAGAAGAACTGCGGAACAATCCCTTTTGCAGAATAATAATCCGTCAGGTATTTCACATTATAGAATGATAAGGCAGTCTTTCCGCTACCTTGCGTGTGCCAAATGATACCTTTGTTTTTGCCAGCCTCCAAATACCTCTCTATGGCTTTTGTGGCGAACAACTGTGGATAGCGCATGATGTGCTTTTGCAGCCCGTTAGGATAGTCAACGTATGCAATGCCATATTTCAAAAGAAAATGGAAACGATTGAAAGAAAACAGACTGTCACAAATACGCTTGGTCGGAGTATTTGCCAGACAGTTAGTCTTGTATTCACTGCTGTTCTTATATTGCGGCACATTGTTGTCACGCAAAAGGACTTCTTCCTCTTCGGGCGTTACTTGGTGAATATGCCGTGCAGTAGGGAAACTGTCCTGTCCCTCCTCACGGAAACAGTTGTACTTTGTATTCTTCTTTCCGATAGTGGCATAGAAAGCACCGATAGTTGGCGTAACCTCATTATTGTCATATTCCATATCGTTACTGAACACCATTATCTGTGTGATATTCAAGAAGCGACGGTATTGTGGATTGACAAAACGTTGTTTCATGCGGTCTGTTTCCGCTTGTATACCTTTATGGTTATTCTCTTTCTTTACCTCAATGAAAGCCAATGGCAAACCGTTTACAAAAATCGTTATGTCGGGACGGTAGTTGTCGCTGTCCTTGCTGCCACAAGTCATTTCTGTGGTAACTTGGAATGTGTTATTCCTATAGAAATTGGCAGGAGAAGACAAATCTATAATCCTTTCTCCTGTATTCAACAGTATTTCATTGTAGAACTGTCTGCCCAAATCGTCATTCTGCAATGACTTTTGTATTTTGACAAGCATATCCTCTGCATCCTTTTTCTCCGCCTTAGGATTTAGGGTGCAGTAAGCATCTGTAAAATAATCCGTCAAAATATTCGTTAGTGGGTCAAACTCCGTTTTAGGAGCCTCCACATATTTTGTTTTCAGTCCTTTCAAGGAAACATACTTGAAACCCATACCCATTAGGTGCATGAGCGTGGGGAACTTCACCCTGCTGTCCTCGCAGAACGCTGATTTTGCATCTTTTGCCATAGTCATACGATTTTATTTATCCACTATGAGGTCCTTCATACTGACAGAGAGAATATCGGCTATCTCGTTTAGCAATTCCAATGATGGCTGCTTGCGATTACTGCGATAGGCATTTATGGTGCTGAAACTTTTTCCGAGTTTCTTTGCCAATTCGGTTTGGGAGACTTCTTTCTCAACCAGAACCAGTTTTATTCTGTTCAGCTTCATTTTTCAAACCATTATTTCCTATAATAACGCAAATGTAGTACTTTTATTTCATTAAACCGCTCGTTTTATGCTATATTTAGTGATTATGCGAGTGTTTTTGTAGTAAAATCAGAACGAAATAAGGGAATAAAGAGATTTTATCCTCCTTACTCCCTTTCTTTTCTTCCCTAATTTCCAAATACTTTTTCCACTCGCTTGACGGCATCCGCTTTCATCTGCATGGCTACGGAAGCATATATCTGTGTTGTCTTAACACTTTTATGACCCAATAGTTTGCTCACAGTCAAGATGTCACATCCTGCGAGGATAGCCAACGTTCCAAAAGTGTGCCGACTTGTGTGAAATCCGAGAACCTTTGTAATGCCAGCTCGCTTTGCCATGTGCTTCAAGGCTCTGTCACAGTTGCAGATTTGCGGTGTGTTGAACACAAGGCTATCTTCACTTTTATCTTCCTTGTCGGGCAACCATTCCAATGCCTTTTTGCCTAATGGTATCAGAATGGGGTGCTTGGTTTTCTGCATACGAGGCAGATAGATTGCCAATCCCGCATCAGTTTTGCGAATATCCTTCCATTTTAAGTTGGATATGTCGCTATGTCTTAAACCTGTAAAGCAACAGAACATATAACATTGTTTGGTTGCAGGACTGCCTGTTTCAACGGAAGCCAATGACATGACTTCATCTTTTGTCAGTGCCACTATATTGCTCTCTGCCTTGCTGACCCTTTCCCTTATATCCAATGAAGCAAAAGGATTTGCACTTATCTGACCGTTTCTGACCGCCTTGTTCAATATGGTGTTGAGTGTGGTCTGCATTTGGTGCATGGTGGACTGTGCCAACTTCTGAGGGTTGCTTGGAGACTTTGGCGAAACATAGATGTCCCTCATATAGTTCAAGAAGCCCACATATACGTTTTTATTGAAGTCTATCAATCGTATGCCACTTTTATGGCTGTATTTCATATATTGGTGCATGATGGCTATCAGCTTCCATACATTCTTGATGTAGTTCTGAGAATACGCTTGGCTGTCAACCAATCCCTTGTGATAATCAAGCAGCCATTCATAGAAAACAGGCGATGACTTTCTCAATGCCGTTTCATCTGGAGACTTTGCCTCCTTACGAATACCAAGGAGTCTTTCAGCCTTTATAGCGACCGCCTTTTTCATGGCGTTCTTGTTCTCTCGCTTTGCGTCTTCGTTCACCTCTGGAACAAGGTACAAATGCAGTGACTCATATTCCCTTTTACCATTCTCATAGCAGTCAAGGTATAGCGATTGACTGCCATTTTTTAACACTCTTGTTCTTATCTCTATACTCATTTTCAGTTACCTTTTTTATTTAGTGCTAATCAAATAGATTATCAACCTTATTGACCGCTTCCACTTTTTTCTCGTCCACTATCTTGCTGTATATCTGTGTTGTAGAGACATTGCTATGCCCCAATAATTTGCTTGTTGTATAAATGTCAACTCCAAGTGTCAGCATCATCGTTGCGAAAGTGTGCCGTGAGCAGTGAAACGAGATATGCTTTTTAATATCAGCATTTTGCATCCATTTACGAATATCGTGACATACAGTTGGAGTGCCAGGCAAAGTGAATATAGGCTCGTTCGGGTCTTCTTTTTCATTAAGGCAGTTCAGAGCCTCTTTTGATAATGGAACATTGACGAGCTTGTTTGTCTTCTCCATGATTGTGCGGACAAACTTTGTTTTTCCGTCAGATGCGAGAAACACCTTGTTCCATGTGAGTGCACGTACATCTCCCAAGCGCAATCCTGCAAAGCAAGAGAAGATAAATGCCTTTTTTACTTCCGTGTTGGCGCAGTCCGCTTTCATAATTGCTTTCAACTCGTCAATGGTCAGATATTCTCTTACGCTTTCAGCTGGCTGATGCTTCTCCTTAGCATCCAACAGTTTCATTGGATTGCTTGCTATGATACCCTCACGCACCGCCTTGTTCAACGCTCCATTGAATACCGCCTGATGATGATGGGCGCAACCTTGACTGATTACAGCTGTAGCGTCTTTCTTCACTCCATGATGTGCCGTTCTTAGGAACTTCACGAAGCCACGGCAGAAATCAACATCTATCTCTGACAAACAGATATTTATGTCGCCAGTCGTTGCAAGGAACTGTTCTATCTTGTGGCGCATCTCCTTTCTGCCTTTCAATGTGGATTGGGCAAAGTTGCCGTCCGACTGCTCATATTTGCAGAGCCAAGTCAGCAGTGGCATATTCTCCTGCTTGATTTTCTCCCATTGTTTGATGCCACGGTTCTGCAACCCCAATATTCTTTCTGACTTCACCTTGTTTGCCACTTGCATAGCGTGCCTGTTCTGGTCTTTTGAAATCGGGTCTTTCTCTGGAACGAGGTAGAGCGACAGCGACTCGTATTTTCTGACACCATCTGAATAAATGTCGAGATAGAGGCTGATATTTCCATTCTTCAACTTGCGCTGACGAATACGAACAGGCTCTTTCGGTTTTGATACTTTCTTTTGTCTTCCCATGCAGTTATATGCTTTTATTTGTTTCTATTTTATGCCCCCATTCGGGCTTCTCCGAGGTCAAAGTTATAAAGATTATTTTGTTTCGCGTAACAAACGTGCAACAAAAATGCACCAAAAATAGATTTTTAACAGTCAAGGAAATAAAAGAAATCAAATCAAAGAAGTGCTTGTATATCAATGGGATAACGTGTGTTTTCTTTGATTTGTTATGGCTTTGTTTTACGCCATAATATCCTCTACTTCGAGGGTTTCCATCCGGTCATTAAACTGCTGCTCGGTTTGCAAGGTTTCGTCCTGGCGTTTGAGATAGGCTTCTTTAAGTTCCGACTGGTGTTGAGAGTAGAGCTTGGCTTCTTCTTCAAGCTTCTTTTTAAGAAGGGCTTTGGCTTTCTCTTCATCAATTATGGGAGTTGTTATTTTGTTATTTGTAGTTTCTTCATTCGCTTTGTTGACCTCCTCTATGGCTAAAGCTGATTCACCTATCTCTTTGGTTATTTCATCTATTTTCTCAGAAATTGAGGATAAATTTTTTCGCGTTTCATTAAGAGTTTCTAATGCTTTTCCTTCTTTTTCTGTATCAAAAAGTCTGGAAATTTTAGCTGTAAGGCTATTCCGATTATATCCTTGTAAGGTATTGGTTTGGCGAATCTTCCAATATTGATCACTTTGGGTTTCTTCATCTTTTTCCAGTGTACGTTTCTGGGCATAAAGATTTTCAAGTTCTTGCTGTGCTGCTTTTAACTTGATTTGCTTTTCAAGTTGTACCAGATAATCTTTGATTGCGTCTGTATTGTTTTTCGTTAATGTTCCTTCATCGGTTAGTTGGGCATTGTAGTCTGGAATGATTTCTTTTAGATCATTTAAAGCCTTTCGACGAACATCAAGCGCAATTCCATTATCATTGATGACAGCAGTCAAAGCACGTATCTTCGATTCTTGTTGAATAAATGATTTATTGGTCTCTTCATTTACTTTTTTTATTCCTGATACAGAATCTTTCAATTCATCGTTTTTCTTTTTTAAGTTTATGAGGTAGGCTATAGCTGTGGCCGCGACTACGGCTATTATACCATAGGGGTTTGTCATCAGCTCTTTCTTAATGGCTTTTAAAGACTTTGCAATATTATTATTCCAAAATGTAACGACTTTACTGATTATTACATCAGAGTTCTTAGCAGCTGTGTAAGCTATAAGGGCAATGGTCAATAACGTAATTGCCCTTTTGTTTTCATTGATGAAGTTTAATAGTTTAATGAGTTTTCCAGTCCAACTGACAGCACCATTTGCTGCTGATATGAGGGCAGGATTGAGCTTTTCTAATAATTCAATACCAAGTTCCTGCATGCGGTTTTTGGCTTGCGATAGTTTAGCTGCCGCTGTTTCTGATTTTGTGGCGGCCTGTTCCATGGCTACGGACGTACCGGTGACTGCCTCAGTGTAGTATTTTACCTTATCGGCTTCATTGATAAGTATGGAGGCCACATTATATCCTTCTTCTCCAAATTGCTTCTTAATCTGGGCTGCTGAGAGTTGCTTTTTCTGAAGGTTATCCAAAGCTTTCTCTAAACC